CTCGATCCGGGCCACGTACTCGTCGTCGGCGAAGTCCCGGCCCCGCTGCCAGGCGTCGTGCGCGGCGTCGATGGCCCGCTGGTTGTCCCCGTCCAGCACGGCCATGTACTCGGCGTCGCTGAACTCGTCGGCCTTCTGCTTGGCGCTGTCGGCCCCCGCTTCGGCCTGCGACGAATCGACCCCCAGCACCGCCTCGGCCTGCGTCTGGTCGAAGATCCCCAGCTGTACCAGCAGGTTGACGATCTTCTCGATCGTCGCGTCCATCGACTCGGCCAGCCGGGCCAGCGAGTCGGTCATCGTTAGCCCGGCGGCGGCGGCCGGGTCGTACTGTGCCGTCAGCGCCGCCAGCGCCAGCCGGTACTCGCCCGACGACTTGTCCGCGTACTGGCTGTTCAGCTCGTCGAGCCGCCGGGTGTACTCCTCGGTCTTGAGCGCCGAGTCGACGATGGCGTCGCCCTCGTCGACGATGGCACCCTGCGACCGCTCGGTCAGCCACGTCAGCCGCTCCTTGCGCTCGTTGTACTGCTCGGTCGTGATGACCCCGGCGGCGAGCTGCTGGTCGAGGATGTCGACGGCCTGCCCGGCCAGCTTCGAGCGGTTCTCCCACTCGGCCAGGTTGGCGCTCGCCTGGGCGGCCGGCTCGAGGATCGCCGCGTAGGCGTCCCCGACCATCGACAGCGTGTTGCCGAACTCGACCGCCCGCTGCCGGCCGGCGTCCATGACCGCGGTGATGGCCTCGATCCGGCTCCTGAGCGCGTCGGCCGTCGCGAAGTCGCCCTCGGCCAGCGCCTGCATCAGCGCGGCGTTCAGCTTCGCCAGCTCGGCCTCGGCACCCTCGCGGAACTGCCGGAACGACACCTGCCCGTTCAGCACGAACCCGTCGATGGCCTGCCCGGCGGTGAGCGCCCCCGTCTCGACGGCGAGGCCGATCATGTCGAACGCGCCGACCGCCTCGGCACCCAGCCCGGCGATGCCCCCGACCAGCCCGTCCACCCGCCCGACCAGCGCGTCGACCTCGCCCTGGGTGTAGTGGAGCCCCTCGCCCAGCGCGGCGTAGTCGGCGCTCGCGCTGGCCGCCGCGTCACCGGCGATGTCGGTGCCGGTCGCCAGTTGGCCCAGCATATCGACGTACTGCTGCAGGTTGACCGTCCGCGCGCCCGCCTCGGCATCCCAGACGTGCAGGAACCCGGCTTCCAAGTCTTGCAGCGTGACGGCCTGGCCGATCTCGGCGCTGGCCTCCCGCAGCACCCGCTCCAGCGCCGCGGTGAAGTTGCTCTTCGTCGCCTGAATCGAGCGGTCGCTCATGTTCCAGACGACGGTCGCCTCGACCCCATCCTCGACCGACCGCTGGCGCTCGGCGATCCACTGCTCGAACGACTCCCGGTCGGCCTCGCGCTGCGCCTTGAGCTCGTCGAACGTCCGGGCCGACGCCTCGGCGATCTCGTCGTAGGCGTCGCCGGTCTGCCGGGCGGCCCCCTGCATCGTCTCGCCGGTGCGGGCCGCGTCCCCCTCGACCCCGCCGGCCCACTCGGCAGACGTCCCCCGCCAGAGGTCGAGCGCCTGCTGGGCCGACTTGACCGCCCCGAACACGTCGCCGCTCACGAGCTGGCCGATGGCCTTGCCGCCCAGCGCGATCGACTCGATCACCCGCTTGACCGTGTCGGGGATCTTGTCCAGCCAGCCGAGGATCTTCCGCGCCCCGCCGACCGCGTTCTCGAAGACCCACGTCAGCCCGTCCCACGCGGCCGACAGCGCCCCGGTGTGGGCCTCGATCGCCACCAGCACGGCAATGAGCGCGCCGAAGGCGGCGACGCCGATCAGTACCGGCGCGGCGATGGCCCCGACGGCGGCGACCAGCATCCCGGTCACGACCAGCAGCGGCCCGGCGACCGCCGTCACCGCACCCAGCGTCACGGCGAAGGTCTTGAGCGGGGCCGGCAGGGCGTTGACGGCCGGCACGACCGACCCGCTGATGAAGCCGGCGAACGACTGTAGCCCTTGGATCGCCTGGTTCAGCAGCGGCAGGAACGTCGCCCCGAGCGCGATGGCAATCTCGGACAGGTGGTTCTTGAGGATCTGTATCTGGCTGGCCGTCGTCTGGTACCGCTGGGCCGCCTCGGTCGTCAGCGCGGTGTTCTCCTGCCACGCCACCGAGCCCAGCTCGATCGCCTCGCGGAACAGGTCGCCGGCACCCGCCGCCCGCAGCAGGGCGTCCCGCACCCGCACCTCGGACATGCCCAGCTCTTCCAGCACCCCGAAGACGTCGCCCCCGGCGGCGCTGATCCCGCCCAGCCCCTCGACGAACGCGATGATCGCCCCGGCGGCGTCCTCTTCGAACGCCGTCCGGAACTGGTCGGTCGACATCCCCGCCACCGAGGCGAACGTCTCGAGGTTCTTGCCGCCGGCCGCCACGTCGCCGGCCATCTGGATCATCACCCGGCTGATCGCCGAGCCGCCCGCCTCGGCCCGGATGCCGACGCTCGACAGCGCCGCCGAGAAGCCCAGGATCTGCGGCTCGGTCATCCCCACCTGATGACCGGCGCCGGCGATCCTCAGCCCCATCTCGACGATCTCGCCCTCGGTCGTGGCAAAGTTGTTGCCCAGCGCGACGACGGTCGAGCCGAGCCGCTGGAACTCGGTCTGCGGCATCTGGGTGATGTTGGCCAGCCGGGCCAGGCTCGTCGCGGCCTCCTCGGCCGTCATGTTGGTCGAGACGCCGAGGTCGATCATCGTCCGGGTGAAGTCGAGGATGTTGGGCGTCTGGACGCCCAGCTGCCCGGCCGCCTCGGCCACCGACGCGATCGACGCCGCCGACGCCGGCACTTCGAGCGCCATCTGCCGGATGCCGTCCGACAGCACCCCGAACTCGGCCTCCGTCGCATCGACGGTCTTGCGCACCCCGGCGAACGCCGACTCGTAGTCGATCCCGACCTTGAGCGCGGCGGCCCCCATCGCCAGCGCCCCGGCCGAGATCATCGTCATCGACCGGCCCGTCTCCTGCATCGTCTGGCCGGCCGAGGCGAACGAGCCGCGCAGCCCCTCGACCCGCTGCTTCGCCCCGTCGATCCCCGAGGCCAGCGGGGCGTCGTCGACCCGCAGCTCGAGGACGGCCGTCCCCAGCAGGTTGCCGGCACTCATCGAGCCGCCGCCTTACTGCTGGGAGCGGTATCGGCTGTAGCGATAACGCAGGTCACAAACGTACTCCGCCCTCGTTCCAGAACCACGCCCGCAGGTCATCCGCGCCGGTCAGAACCTTGCGTCCGGCCTCGGCCACCGCGCCGAGGTCGATCCCGTCCCGTTGCGCCGTGAGCTGCCTGACCAGCCCCTCGTAGGCGTCGAACGCGGCTCGCGCCGCCTTGCCGCTGCTGGCCGCCACCGTCGCCCCGGCCCCGGTCGCGATCCGCTGGACGTGGGCGGCGAGCAGCATCTCCTCGGCCTGCAGCGCCGGCACCCGCTCGGCCAGCTCGACGAGCAGCCCCTCCGGCTCGTCCAGCCACTCGCTCGGCCGCCCGCCGTAGAAGCGGACGACCCGCGCTAGCGACTCGCCGAGGTCAGCCGGCCGGCGAGCTTCCGCAGCCGCGTCGGGGCCGCCGGCAGCGGGGTCGGAGGCGGCAGCGCCGGTGCTGTCTGCGTCTCCTGCGCCCCCTCGGTGAAAAGCTTGAGCACGAACGCGCACAGCCGGCCGTGCTCCCTGAGCGACAGCGACTCGACCACGTCGCCCGGCACGTCCGGCATCGTGATCGTCATCACCTGCCGCATGGCCGCCTCGTACACCCGCACGTCGTCGTCGTTGATCGTCTCTTCGTCGGCCTGCTCGAAGTCGACGATGCCCTGCAACAGGCTCGACAGCCGCTTGCGCTCGCGGGTGCCGTACTCGGCGGTGTCCCTGAGCCAGTAGACGCGCCGCTCACTCCCGACGTTGATCACGACCGGCAGGCGGTCGGGGATGGCGGTGTCCAGCGTCAGCCGTGGCGCGTTGATGTCCATATGCCCAGCCTTCCTCTTCTCTCGCCCTCGACGAGCTAGCTCGCCGCCGCGATGTACTTGCGCATCGTCAGGATGCGGGCCGGGGTCACGCTGTCGTCCGGCAGCGCCGTGACCTCGACCGGGATGCGCGCGGCGGTCGCCCGCTGGCCCAGCGTGGCCGCGAGGCCGCCGGTCGCCAGGCCCTTCCACGCGATCAGCCGGAACGGCTCACCGTCCGCCGGCTGCTGGGCGTCGACTCCCCACGCGTTGTATTCGTCGGTCACGTTGGCCGTGACCTCGTACTCGTCGTAGCCACGCGCACCCGCGCCCGGCGCGACGGTATCGACCGCGCCCTGGCCGAGGCCGAGCTTGAGGTTGCCGGGGGTGAACTCGATCAGATTGGCACCCAGCGTGATCGTCCGGCCGGTGATCGGGCGGAACAGCGGGTCGAGCACCTGGTCGGCCGGGATCTCGCCCCGGTCGACGCTCAGGTTGAAGCTGATGCCCTCCTGGGTGTAGCCCACGCCGTCGTAGGGCGCGCCCCAGACGGTGCCGAAGTCCACCGTGTCGGCCGGGAAGTCGTTGGTGTCGAGGTATGGCGCGACGTACAGGTCGGCCACGCCAAACAGAACCGCGCTTGCGTCACTCATGCGATGATGCTCCTCTACGGATGCTGGCCGGTCGGCCCCTCTACGGGATCACCCCGGCGTTCGTTGGATCGGGCCGGGGAGCGGGCGGTGCTGTAGCGAGGCTGCCCGCCCCCGGTCTTCCGTGGCCGTGCGACCCGCTACGCGGGTTCCCCGTCGGCCGTCACTGGCTCGTCGTCGCTCGGCTTCACCTCCTTGACCCCGGTGAACCGGAAGCCCCGCGCCCGGTAGTAGTCGAGCTGCCTGGCGGTCAGCCTGAGCGTCCCGCCCCGCTCGACCCGTCCCTCGCCCGGTGCGCCGATCCTCGCGATCCCCGCTGGCCCGTCGATCCAGCAGTACAGCTTCTTCACCCGGACATCACCCCCTTCCCGCGATCGTGCCGGGCCGTGGCCCGATGTTGGCCTCCGGGCCGACCTTGGCCCGGATGCGGTCGTACAGCGCCCGCGCCTCGGCCGTCGAGATCGGCTCGATCATCCCGATCTCGTGCGCTCCGACGGTCAGCGTCTGGGCGAGCTCGTCGTCCTGGGTGATCTTCTGGAACGCCGCGAACACCCCCCACGGCCCGTGGTGCGGCCGCTCGACCCCCGCCACCGTGAAGTAGTCCTCCACCCGCCCGTTGCGGCTCTTCCAGCGGAACGTGTTGCGCACGAGGTACCAGCGGTCGAGCGCGGCGTTCTGCCGCACCCGCATTGCCCGGCGGGTCAGCATGCCGTGCTCGTCCCGCTCGTTCGCCAGCCGCAGCTCGTGGTCGGTCAGCGCCCGCCAGACGCTCGGCTGGTCGGGCAGCGTCGGCTCCATGACCGGGATCATCGTCGTCATGCCGGGATCGCCTCTTCCATTACATAGCCGAGGTAGGACACGGCCACGAACGGCCAGCCCTCGCGGGGCGTCGAGAGCGGCAGGAACGCCGACTCCCGCTCGACCGCCCCGATCACGCAGTCGTGCCGGTGGATGCGGCTCGACCCCCGCAGCGGCACCAGCGCCGAGGCCACCAGCTGCGCCAGGCGCATCGCCTCATAGCCGTTCGTCGCGTAGGTCTGCACGTCGAACCGCGCCACCAGCACCGGCAGGTTGTCCCGCCGCCCTGGGCCGCCGGCACCCCGCACGATCACCCACGACTCCGGCATGTCGGCCGAGTCCGGCAGGTGCGTCGCGATCCGCTCGGCCGGCACGGCGGCCGTCACGCTCGGCCGCGCCCGCAGCTCGGCCACGACGGCGGCGATATAGTCGGGGATCACGTTGCCGCTCATCCCAGCCTCCCGATCCGCGAGAGCAGCGACGGGAACACCGCGTCGGCCGCCGGGCGCAGGAACGGGCGGGCGGCCATCTTCCACGTCCCCAGCTCCTGATAGATCGCGTAGTGGATCGAGTACGCGCCGAACGAGCCGACCAGCCCGCCCCCGACGATCACGGCCGGCTTGAAGGTGATGTCGTTCCGGAGCGCTCCGGTATCGACCGGCGCGTGCACCTGGGCCAGCGCCGCCGCGTCGGCCAGCACCCCGTTCATCCCGGCCTCGACCCGCGACCGAATCTGGCCGAGGATCTGCTCGCCGTACCACTCCAGCCGCATGACCCCGGCGCTCATCACGTCACCCCATATTCTTCGAGGATCACGAGGCCGTGGCTGGCCCGCAGCACGACCGCATCGACCCGCATCGGCCGCACGTTCAGCTGCCGCCCGCTCAGGTCGATGACCGGCCCGACGCGATCCCCCTCGCGGATCGGGGCGTCCTGCTCGACCAGCATCCCGTAGCGCCGCTGGACGATGTCCATGTCGGCACCCGGCACGTAGCCCAGCACCGAGCCGGGGATCGGGACGGGGAAGCGGCAGGGGATCGTCGCCAGCACCTGCCACGACGGCGCGGCCGGGTAGCCCGGTGCCGGCTCCGGGCCGGGCACGTTGCGCTCGACCGTGGCCGCGTCGACCAGCAACCCGGCGATCGAGCGGCGGGCGTAGGCGACGGTGTGCGCTGCGTCGGTTCGCGTGACCATCACCTGCCCCTCCGTCTGCGGTGCGCCAGCTGCACCCGCTCGACCGTGTAGCCGACCCCGTAGGTCGTCGCCGCCGCTCGCCGGGCCGCCGCCAGCGCCCGCCCGGCCTGCTCGTTGATCTGGTAGCCGTAGGCCCGGATGCCGTCCGGCATCGCGAGGTACGTCTCCCCGCTCGTCTGCTCGACCACCGCCTGCCAGAGCGCCACCCGCGCCAGCGCCAGCAGCCGGGGGATGTCCCGCGCCAGCGACACGTCGGTCGTCCCGTAGGCCAGCAGCGCGTCGGTGATGATGTCGTCGAACGCAGACGCCTCAGCCCAGCCCAGCACCTCGACGATGCGCCGGCCGACGACGCGGGACATCCACCCCGCGAGGTCGGCGGCGGTCATCGTCGAGGGAACCTGGGCGGCCATCGGCTAGGCGTCCCCGGCCGTGGCTTTGCCCTCGGGCTTCTCCGTCTCGGCGGCCTTCCCCGTGGACGCCTTTGGCTTCGCTGCCTTCGGCTCGGCGACCGGTACGCCGTTCGGGTCGACCCGTCGCCCGTTCACGATGTAGGTGATTTGGTCGCTCATCTGCGTGCCTCCGGTCCTCGTCTCTTGCCCGGCTTAGAGCGCCGGCATCGTGTACATCGACTCGCCTGAGACGGTGTCCAGGATCGCGCCGTTGGCCCGGTTCCAGACGCCGACGCCGTAGCGGTGCTCCCACTCGCTCGCCCGGAGCGGGTAGTTCTCGTCCTGGGCGACCAGCCTGAGCGACTGAGCTCCGGACGCCAGCGGCTGCCGGAGCACCAGCGGTTTGTCCGGGCCGACGGCGAAGGCGATCGGGTAGCCCGCCACGACCCACGGCTTGACGAACACCTCGGCCCCGCCGAGCAGCCCGATCGCCCGGTCGTACAGGTTGCGCGGGTCGAGGTTGCCCCGCGCGACGATCTCGGTCCGCTGGTCCACCAGCCGGGCGTCGACGTACTCCTTGAAGCGGGCGAAGCCCCGTACGGCGGCCTCGTCGGCCCGGTTGATGTAGACGACGACCGAGCCGGTGTTGAAGTGTTCGACGACGTGCTCGATCAGCGCGGCGTAGTCCGCCTCGTCCGGCGTGTTGGCGGTCGTCACGCCGAGGTAGTGGGTGTGGGTCGCCCCGTCGAACATCTGGCCGCTCGGCCCGGTCGGGATCGGCAAGCCGTCGCCGTTCAGGAGCGCCTTCACCGGCAGGTCGACGGCCGGCATCTGCATCCAGTCGCTGAACGTGCCGTTGGTCGGCGAGTAGAGCGCCCGCCGCAGCTGGCGGTAGAGGTTCTGTTCGTCAGCGTCGGTAATCGCGTTCACTTGCCGGGTGAATTCCTCGGCCGTCATGTTCTCGAAGACGAACCGCGTCCACTGGATCGCCGCGCCATAGCGCCGCAGCGGGAAGCCGACGTTGTGGCCGGGGATCGCCATCTTCTGCGCGCTCGGCTGCCCGTATTCGTCCAGCTCCTGCACGACCACGTCGGCCGTGCCGCCGAACCGTCGCAGCCGGTCGGTCGTCCGTTCGGCGACCATCTCCAGCGCCTGGTTGAACAGCAGGTTGTGGGCGCGGAAATACCCCTCGAGGTTCTGCCACAGCAGGTCCTCGCCGATCTCCGCCGCGGTCGTCTTGTGCGCCTCGGCCACGCTATCCAGCGTGAAGAGCGTCCCGAAAGCCATCCTCATGCCCTTTCTTCGTCGCCGTCGGCGGCTAGACCGTGCCGTGGAAGTAGATCCGCGTGCTGTCGACGCAGAACGCGACCGGGGTCGTGCCGCCGGTCGTCGCGGCGCTGTCCAGCCGTCCGGCGGTCGCCGCGACGTAGAGCGGCGCGCCGGGCGTCAGCCCCGTGCCATAGTGGAACTCGACGTAACGGAAGAGCGTGACCGCCTCGCCCGCCTTCGCGGCGCGGGCGGCGATGCCGTGGGCTGTCGCGGCGGCGCCGGCGGCGGTCCCGTCCGACCGCCTGATCGTGCCGTCGCTGGCGATGTAGCAGGCGTCGCCGGCCGCGATGTCCTCCCCGGCCGTCAGGCCGGAGCCGATCACCGTGTTCTGCGGCGGGACGACCGACGAGAGCGACGGGGTGCCGCTCGTGACAATGAGGGCCATTCGGGTGACTCCGTTCGATCGTGGCCGGTGGCTAGCGGATCACTCCGGCCTGCTTCAGGTACTTCTTCTCGATGTCGTCGACCGTCTCCGGCTTCGCGTTTCCGCCGGGGGTTTCGGGCAGGCCGCTCTTTGTCGACGGCTGCAGCGTCTCGCGGTGCTCCGCGATGTACGCCAGCTGCTCGTCGGGCTCCATTCGGTCCAGCAGCGTCAGGATGTGGGACGGCAGCCCCTCGCGCTCGGCGTCGAGGAACGTCCTCAGCGCCGTCTCGTACCGCGCGGCGGCCTCGGCCTTCGGCTTCAGCTCCTCCAGTTCGGCGGACCGCTTCTCGGCCAGCTCCTTGAACTGCTCCTGCTCGGCCAGGGCGTCCTCCTCGGCCTTCCGCTGCACGGCCTCGGCCTCCTCCACCTGCCTGCGGAGCTTGTCGTACTCCTCCTCGACCTTGCGGAGGTTCTGGATCGTCCGCCAGGCCCGCGCTGGGTCGAAGTCGTCCCCCCACGGTGGCGTGGAACTCGACGTCGCCGTCGCGGGCGTGCCGGTGGCAGCAGCGGGGTTAGCGTCCCGCGGCGTCTCGCCGCTCGCCGGGTTGTTCGTGGGGGTCTCGTCGCCGGTCGGCGTCTCGCCGCCAGTCGGGTTTGTGGCCGCGGGCCGGATACCCGCACTGCGGGTGGTGCCCTCGGCCGTCCGGTCGTCGCGCGTACCCAT